ATATGTAAATACCGCAGTTGCAAACCAAGCAGTAATTTCTGCAACCACTTCTAACTCTGCATCACTTAACGCATATAACAATGCAAGTGCATTTGCAGTAACACAGTCAAATAGTGCTTCACTAAATGCATATAACAATGCAAGTGCTTTTGCAGTAACTACCGCAAATTCTGCATCTTTAGCTGCATACAATGCAGCAAGTGCATATACTGCAACAAGTGCACATAATAATACAAGTGCATCTGTTGGATATGCCTTAAATTCAGCAAGTTTAGGCGGGATTTCAGCAGCAGACTACGCCAGATTAGATCAAGCACAAACATTTGTTGGAACACAAACATTCAATAATTTTATTCAAGCTTACGGAAACCAACTTCAATCTGGAAAAATGACATTAGGTCAAAATACATTTAATAATAATAATATGCTTACGGTTACATCTAATGCTAGTACAAATATTGGTATCGCAGTTAAGGGATATGCTTCTCAAACCGCCAACTTGCAGGAATGGCAAAATTCATCAGGTTCCGTTCTTGCAGGTGTAACAGCATCTGGATTCTTATATCTTGGTGGATCTGCTTTATTTGCATCAACTGCTACACAGGGAAGTGCTGCTTATCTTAGTATTTATACAGCATCATCTAATCCCGCAATTATTCTTAGACCAGCACAAACTAGTCCAGACGCACTAAGTAATCATGTTGAAATTTATAATACTCAAACTGCAACAAGCCCTGTCCTATCTATAAATAAATCTGGTCAGATATCATCAACTGGTGTAACTGGACAAGGTGGTGGTGTTGGTTCTCCATCAACTGCAGTTAGAGCACTTCCAAATCAACTTACCCTTGGTTTTATGGCAAGACAATCTTCTTCTAATACGCATACAACAGATTTGTTACAAATTCAACAAGCAACAACTTTCTTATCATTTGCTGGATTTACAGCATCTGGTCAAATATACACGGGAATTAATACATCATCTGGACTATCAACACTAGGTTTAGCTAATTCATCTGGAAGTTATGCACAATTATCTGTATCCCCCGCAACATCTGCAAATCCTGGAATTATTATTAGGGGTAAAGCATCTCAAACCGCCAACTTAGAAGAATGGCAAAACTCAAGTAGCGTTGTGCTGGCATCTATATCATCAGCTGGAAACATTTTTACTTCTGCAAATATAACCGCATCAACAGGAACAGTAAATGCATCAACAGTAACAGCAGCATCTGCAGTAGCAACTAAAGTTTATCAAGGTGCAAGTTCGGTTTATACAGGAATGAGTAGTTTAATATTAAGTACTAGTGCTAGTTTAACATCTTCACAAATTGTTCAAAAAATTATTAGATGTGCAACAGCATCAGCAACAACTTATTGGCTTCCATCACCAAATGAAATGCAAACTAATCTTTTGCAATCATCAACTCAGGCGTATGAATGGTTTATTTTAAATTCTGGATCAACGGGTGGAGACATAACAGTTACATCTATAACCAATCACTCTCTTGTAGGAGCTTCAGTAGTAGCAGTCAATACTTCTGGAGCATTTATTACACTTAGTAATGCTCCAGGCGCACTAACAACCTTTAGGGTTTCTTAATAATGTATAATAGGATGTGTTATGTCATACTTACTTAATTCACTTCAAGATAGAGCAATTGGTTATTGGTCATTTTCAGGAACATTGAATGATTTAACTAGTGGTTCTAATACTGCTACTGGAACGGCATCTTTTACATCCCCGCCCCTAATTGCAATCGGCGGGTCTGCAATGAGAGTTACAAGCACAGCCAGTGTTGTTATTAATTCTAAAGCAAACTATGCATGGCTAACAAAAAATACTTTTAGTTCACCTTTTTCTTTTTCTTTTTGGTTTAGTTTTAACAATCAGATGACTGGTAGCAACTATGGAAAAGGAATCTACAAGAATGATCAACTTGTAATTTTTTCTGTAAAAAACAATGACAACACAGTAGTATCCAAAGTTTACTATGACTACCTTACAAACACAATTAGATTTTCTATTCCTGGAACGTCTGGAACAAATACTGAGGCATACTACGTTGTTGAAAAATATGACACAGAGTTTTATATTTTAGTAAAATACGATAATGGCTCTGCTCAAATTAATGTAAATGGGGTGGAGGGAAATAGTGGTACTATTTATGATATGCCAGATTACAGCTATAGCAATTATTCTTACGTTATAGACGGCTTATCTTTAAATCCAGATACCGTTAATAGTTCTTCTGCAACTAATTTTATTGTTAATTCTTTAGAGTTTCAAACATATAATTTAAAAGATTATCAAATTAATAAAAAATACTTGTGGGGATTTAATGATGGAAAACCATTATTTCAATCTAAAATTAATGCCAGTACATCGTTTATCAGTTTTGTAGAATCAAATGATAGGCAAGGAGAAATGTCTTATTTCCAAGGATATGACTTTGAGCCAAATCAAAACAACATAATGAATAACTTAACTCTTACTGGAAACGGTTTAGCTCCATTAATAGTAAGCACCGCAAGTATTTTTAATAAAAATACAGTAACTGCCAGTGGAATAGATTTTACAAATGGTGGCTCTGTAGTTTGGTCGGATTTTGGAAAGCATTGTAATTTAAGTAGCAATTTAATCCTTACCGCACAAATAAACAGAACCATTGGAAATAAAGAACATGTTTTTTATATTGACAATGTAAATAATGGAAATGATTTATATTTGGAATACGATCCAACAGTTTTGGCAAGTGCAAAATATTTACTTAGATACAAGGATGCTACAACTGGCAGTGTAAGTACGTTACTTGACTATTATCTAGGGGCATCAACAACTACATCAAATATAGCTTTAGTATTTTCTGCATCATCAATTATTTTGTTTGACACTTTATACTCATCTTCATCGGTTTACACTGAAACATCTTCATCTGGAACATCAATACCTTTGCCATTATATAATAAAGATACTTCAAAAATATATGTTGGAAATTATGACAATTCTTTAACATTTAAGTCAAAAATTAAAAATATTGGAATTACAGATTACCCTTTCCTTGGAACTTCATCATTATCGTTTGAAACAGCCTCCACATTTTTGATTAAACTTACAAGTAGCGTTGACCCAACAATTGTTAGTCAGCATGGTTATTGGAAAACAAATATACCAACAATTGTTGCTCAGAAAATTGTTCAATACGGTACTCAAATTGATTGGGATGGTATGGATAGTGCTAGAGTATATGTTTCTACAGATAGCGCATCCACATATACATTAGTTAATCGTGGAACAGCAATTCCTACATATAGCACAACATCAACCCCAAGAGGAATTATTGTTAAGGTAGATATAGATTCCGATGCAAATGTTTACGACTATAATCAAACATTCAACAGACTAAATGTTTATTTATACTCAAATCTTGAGTTTATTTCTGATTCTTACACATATAGGATTGCGCCATCTAGTCAATCTTCAAGTAACTATGTTCCAAAAAATTATCCAGAACTTAATCCATTAAAGAGACCAAACAATTTTGGAATTAAGTTTACTGGAGCAAGTCCAAATCCTGCAGTCATTACAACACCTGGTGGTGTTAATTACTACGGAGTTGATTTTTGGTATAGAGCGGATACTTTATACAGTGGTTCTGGATTAAGAACAAATCTTATTAAAAACCCATCTTTTGAAACAAATGTGAGTAGCTTTTTATTTCGAAATGCCAATTCATCATCATTTTCTCAAAATGCAATAGAATATGTAGTTGGAACAAAATCTTTACTTTTATACGGCAAATATGTGTCTAATGCTGGTCCAACGGTATATTTTACTCAAAATGCTGCAGGTTCTTCTAGCGATTATGCTAATTTTATACCAGTATCTCCAAACACAACCTATTTTTTTTCTGCTTATGTAAAGGATATTAATTATGGCAGTGCTAGACTTGGAATTACATTTTATAATAGTTCATCAACTTCAGTTTCTGGCGGAACATCTTCAGCGTATGCAATTAATACCGCTTCGTGGACCAGATTATATGTAGCTGTTACAAGTCCATCAGCTGTAACAAATGCAATGTTTTTTATTTCAACACTAGGAATTCTTCCTACATCAAGTACGACATTTACCCCATTATTTTATATTGATGCAGTAATGGCAGAGCAATCATCAGTTATTGGTGATTATTTTGATGGATCTTATAATACAGCATCTTGGACTGGTACAGCAAACTTATCTACATCTCAAATATATAACTTTAATTATATATTAAGCAATTCATCAAGTGCCCTGGCTGCTCCATCAATTTATATAGATGGAGCTGGTGCTTTTAGATCTTTGGGAGGAACACTATATGTAAATGGTGCATCTGTAGTAGACGGAGCATATAAAGTAAAACAAAAAGAACCATATCATTTATTTTTAGTTATGTCTTCAAGCTACAGTAACAATTTATATTTAAATGGGGGAGTTGCAACACCATCTACATCAAATCCTAGTACTTATGGAGATATTCAATTTTGGAATAGTTCGTCTGTTTCAGCATCTACACCTAGTGCAAGATATCAATCGTTTATTGTTATTCCCCAGGGTTCCGTAACCGATATTAACACAACATCGTACACAGATTCGATTGTCGCAAGAAAAATTGGCATTTAATTGTTCAAAAATTTCGTTTTAGACAACATAAATGGTAAAATCTTGTTATGAGTAATATGAAAGTCACACCTGTTGAAGAAGCATCCTACGGATTATATTTATGGCAAATGCCAGATGGATCATTGGTTATGGATGAAGAAAATAATTATTTAAACATTGCTGCAATGAAAGGTGATGTTAGAAGAATTAATGCTATTAAGAAAACAGCCAAAAACTTAGGACTTGAAGAGGGTCAACCAATTTGGTTTTCTGGACACCGCCGAGTTACGGATGATGAGCTTGAAGAGCAGAGACAGAGACTTGAGTGGGGTCTAATTCCAGACGAATTAGATTTACCAGCAATTAAAGAAGATTTAAAGCAGCAAAGGAAGATGGGAATTGTCTAATTTAGTACCAGTCGATGACGACTCAGATGAAGGTATTCAAATTGTAACGGATAGACCTTACATGAGAAAAGGTGAATCAGATTTTGACGACCCATTTATGCAAAATTGGGGGGACCTACAAAAAATTGATGGTCTTAGCACAAACTTTAGAAGAAAAGCAAATAGACTAGAAAAGTCATTTACTGGAATAGAAGAGGCAAAGTCCAAAAAGCTTGATCCTTTAGATTTAACAGGATACTCCCTGTTTATGATTGTACAGCCACCATATAATGTGATGTACCTTTCCCAACTATATGATATTTCTCCATTTCATCACTCTGCAGTAAATGCTAAGGTTGCAAATATTATTGGTCTTGGATATGAGTTTGAAGAGACAAGAAAGACCGTTGAAAAAGTTGAAGACGCTTCATCAGACGAGAAAAGATTAGATAAGCTTCGTAGAAACATTTCTCGTGCAAAAGAGGAACTAAAAGAGTACCTTGACAGCATGAACTCAGATGACGACTTCCTTGAGACGATGAAAAAAGTTGTTACAGACATGGAGGTAACTGGAAATGGGTACCTTGAAATTGGTAGAACATCGACTGGAAAAATCGGATATATTGGTCATATCCCTGCTATTACTATGCGTATTCGCCGTCACAGAGATGGATTTGTTCAAGTGGTATACAACCGCTACACATTCTTCAGAAATTATGGAGACACAACTACAGAAGATCAAATTGGCACAGACCCAAGACCAAACGAAGTAATTCATTTTAAGAAATACACTCCAACAAATACTTATTATGGTTTGCCAGATATTATTTCTGCAAAAAATGCAATTGCTGGTGATGAGTTTGCACAGCGTTACAACCTAGATTACTTTGAAAACAAAGCTGTTCCTAGATATGTTATTACTATTAAAGGTGCTCGTCTTAATGCGGATTCAGAAAGAAAACTTTTAGAGTTTTTCCAAACAGGATTGCGTGGAAGAAATCATAGAACTCTTTATATTCCTTTGCCATCAGATGGTGAAAGCACTAGAGTAGAGTTTGACATGAAGGCAATTGAAGCTGGAATTCAAGACTCATCATTCAAGGAGTATGCAGTTGAATCCCGTGATCGTATTCTTATGGCTCATCGTGTTCCTATTTCTAAAATTGGTACTCCTATGGGTGTTTCTTTGGCGGGAGCAAAGGATGCAGATAAAACATTTAAAGAGCAAGTGTGTCGACCTACACAAGACTACGCAGAAAAGAAACTTGAAAGAGTAATTGCTGAAATTACAGATGCCTTTAAACTTAGATTTAATGAATTAACTCTTACAGACGAAGAAATGCAAGCAAGAATTGATGATGTTTATCTTAAGGATAAGGTTATTGTTCCAAACGAAGTTAGACTTCGCAAGGGTCTTCCACCTCGTGCAGACGGAGATGCAGTGTTAGAACTTAAACCTCAACAGGCTGCAGATGCAGTTGCAGATGCAAAGGGTACACGGGAAAGAGATCAAAAGAGAACTATTAATGCTCCAGACAAACAGGGTGACGCAAGAAATCCTCAAGGCGAAGGCAGAAAACAAAATTAGCATTATACCTCTAATTTTGTATTAATAAAGAAAGTTGATATTATTTAACTAGTATGGAAATTAAAAAGGCAACTTGGTCAAACGGAGATCGCAAGATGAGTCTTGCTTTTCCTTTCGCCAAGGTAAACAAAGAGAAAAGAACCGTATCAGGTTTTGCCACATTAGACAACAAAGACCGTCATGGTGATGTTGTTACTTCAGATGCCAGTAAAGGTGCATTTGAAAGATTCCGTGGAAACATTCGTGAAATGCATCAGCCAATTGCTGTTGGAAAAATTTTATCATTTAACGAAGAAGACTATTACGATGCGGAATCTGGCACAAATCACAAAGGTGTTTTTGTAGAAGCTTATATTTCAAAGGGTGCTCAGGATACTTGGGAAAAGGTCCTTGATGGCACTCTTACTGGTTTTTCAATTGGTGGAA